TATGAGGCAGAAATTTACGATGGGGAAACAGCGGAGAAAATCCGTAAAGGGCTCGTTCAGCACGTTAGCGTGGGCGCCGATTATGAGGCGGTCGATGTTGTTGATGGCAAGGTTCCCCATGGACTGCACAACGCCGAACTGAGCTTGGTTGCTGTGCCAGGTATTCCCGAAACCAACGTTGAAGTTTTAGAAAAGCTCGTAGGCACCAAAGTTACGGAAGCGCTCCGAAAGGCTGGCGTTCAAGAGGCAGAATGGGACACCGCCTATGTCAACAACTTGCCCGACGATTGTTTTGCCGCCATTGAACCCGGAGGCACCAAAGACGACCAAGGCAAAACCACACCCCGCAGCCTGAGACACCTAGAGTACAAGAACGCAGAGGGCAACCTTGACCAAGCCCACGTCATGGCAGCATTACAACGGCTAGACCAAACAAAAATCTCATCCGAACTAAAAGCTCAAGCACTCAAAAAGCTCTGCTCAGCGGCTGGAGAACTAAAAATCGAAAGCTCCGTCTGCAACTTACAAGGAAAATCCGAGAACCTTCAAACACAGCTAACGGAAGCCCAGAAAACCATTGAGGATTTGAGAAAGCAAATGCCCAGTGGCGGCTTAATCAAGAACCCGCCCAAGGTGATAGCGGTCTCGGAAGCTGCCAAGTTGGTTGAAGCTGTGTTGCCTTCGTCGATGGTTCAGCGGAGTTGGAGTCTTGGCCCGCAACGCATGTGTCAAGAGCTACGCCGAGTAGTTCAAAAACTAAATGCTGGAGGCAACTAGTTATGCTCACTTTTGTGGGGAAGAGTACCAAAGGACGAACTTTGGGAAATTCAAAAATCACGAACGATTTGATTTGATTGACTGACAGATCAGGCAAAAGTTGGATGGCAATAGGCGAAACCGACGACCCCAACGTTATCATAGAGTCATTTGAAGCTGAAGCCGCAATAACCAAGGGTTCACCCGTCTATTTGAGCTCTGATGATAAGGTCTCAGAAAGCTCAGGTGATGACGATGCCATAGGCATAGCTGTTAAAACGGTTGCAATCGGCGCAATGTGCCCTGTCCTGAAAAGAGGAAGAGTCAAAGTAACAGCCAACGGCGCCATAACAAGAGGTAAAGCCGTATGCAGCGCAGCCGACAAAAAAGTTACTCAATTAGCAGACCACGCCGTAGACGAAGCAGGAGCAGCAACCTACACCATATTCTATAACCGCAAGCTCGGAACCGCACTCCAAGCAGCAGTGGCAGACGGTGACTTAATTTTAATAGACGTGGAAAAGTGATAAGCTTGAAGCCTAGACTTTTTGAAGCTTTAATGGCTAAATCATGCGACCAGCGGGAAGTTTACGAGAAACTCAAGCTGAAAACTGAGCATCCCTTCATGAAACGATATGTTACAATGGGCATCAAAGAAGGCCTATTTAGCGACGTGACAGGCGCGTTGGGCACGATGCATGACACCTTAGTGCAGGCAGCATTTCCAGAGCTCATCGGCAGAAACATAATCACCGTTATGCCAACGTCTGAGACGATGGAGCGTTTCCCACTCGATACCGAAGCAGTTGCGTACCGATACTCAGAGGGCTCAGTAACAAGGTTAAGCGGCAAAAAGAACACCACTGTAGATGTCTACACAAATGTGCTTGCTGATGCTTCGGAGGAGTGGACGCGGGAGTTTCTTGAAGATGCCACTTGGAACGTCATGGATAACATGGTGCAGAAAGTTGGCAGAGCACTGGGGCTAAACGAAACCCAAGCCATAATCGCCTTGTACGGTGCAGTTGCTGATGGGGATTTGGCGGGCGGGGCACCCATTAACGGAGGCAATGAAGCTTTAGACTGGACAGGGCTGCTAAAACTGCATGACGCAGTTAGAGGCGAGAATTGGCGCCCTACCGTGTTGGCAGTGAGCGAGACCCAACTGCATCAGCTGCTTAACGATGACAAGTTTATCCATGCGCAGTATTTGCCCAGCAGCGACACTGACATTGAACAGGGAAGCATCGGAAACGTCTTGGGCATGCAAGTGCAAGCTAGTACGCTGGTTCCTAATGGGATTGCATATGCGATTGATACTCGGGTGGCGTCTGTGATGCTTTTGCGTCGGGATGTAACCGTTGAGGACTGGGAAGACATAAAGACCGGCAAATACGGGGTTCGAGCGACCACACGGTTTGGTGCAGGTGTTCTTCGTTCTTCGGCTGTTGCCAAAATGACCAACATCAAAACTACCCTAAGTTAAACGGTGACTAACAAAATCAAGCTTCCCTCTTTTTTGGCATAAACCATTTGAGGAGAAACCCGTGAGCTTACAGACCAAATATCTTGAGCGTATGAAGCTAATTTTGCGTTTGCTTAGCCGTCGCGCCATGTCGCGGGTACAGTTACAGTCTCGCTTTGTAGAAAAATTTGGTTCTTCCTCGGCGTTTGAGGGCACCTTCCTGTTTTTAGTAAACGATGGACGAGTTCAGAAGAGCCGTTCTGATTATCGTGCACCTTACGTCATAACCGAGCGAGGCAAAAAATTGCTGGAGGCACTGTCGTGAGTAGCATCGTTAAGAAAATTCGTGAGGTTCTTACTTATGCGCCTGTTTCAGGCAAAGCTTCGCCAAGCAGTCCAGTGTTTTATGAGACTTCAGATATCCCTCTGCTGGAGGTGATGGCGCTTTATGAGCGAGACCCCACCTGCAAATCCAGCGTTGACTTGCTTGCCGCATCTACCGTCGGTATGGGTTTCTATACTACATGTGAGCAAGGGCAAGGGAAGGCAAAAGCGGTTGTGGATGCGTTTTGTGAAGAAGTAAATTTGGATGGTTTGCTTAATGACATGGCTAGGCCTTTGATTGCTTGCGGGAATGATTTTTGGCTTAGGCTTATGCCTGAAAAGCTTTCTGATGTTGTGCGTTTGCCTTTAGATGCGGTTGAGCGAGTTGAGCTAGGCGCTGTTGCTGACCTTAAAATTCCCTACAAGGTGGAAGGCTATCTGCTTCGAGCTAAATATCAAGGACGAACTGCTGCTTCAAGTAGTCTAAATCCGCAGGCAGTGATCCATTGGCGTCTAAATGCTTCTAACACGAGCAGTTTTGGGCTTGGATTGCTGCAGGTTTTGATTCATACTTTAAGAGTTGGTGCGGATAAGCGTCCAGCGTATTCTTGGATGAAGGCTAAAATTGAGCGTATTATGCCCAAGATTTTTGAAAAGTACGCTGGACCAGACGTACTAGCATATTTGGAGAAGGCTGATTCTGCAACCATAAAACAGTTTGAATCGGCAATCAAAAACCGACCCGAAGAGGGCGCATGGCTATTCTACAATAAACCTTGCGAAGTAAAGCCAGTGGCTATTGACCCGAGGGCGCAAGGCTTGGTGTACTACGTTGACCACATAGTTAACCAGTTCTATCTCGGCTGCGAAACCCCACTGCCCCGCCTGTTTAGCACGCCTGGATTCACTGAGGCAAGTGCACGTGCTGCTTTAGATTTACAGGACATGCTCATTAGACCCACTCAGCGCTATATCAAGCGTCAAGTGGAACGAGAAATTTTTGGTCCAGTTTTGAGGCAAGAAGGTTTTGACCCGCTCAAGGTTAAGCTGCGTTTGAATTGGGGCAGCCCTGTGACTCCTGAGTTTGTGCCTGCTGATTTGATTCATGCCGCTCAGCTTGGGCTTATTCGTCCAGAAGAATTCCGCAAAAACGCTGTCAAGTTCGGATGGGAATTATGGGATACCCCTTCAAATCAAAATCAATCAGAAGCCAAAGAGTCCCTGCAGACAGCAAGCTGTCTTTAGACACATTAGTGCAGGACTTGATGCTGCTTTTCGGATACTGATTTTTTCATGTTATTTTTTTCGCGGGATTGTTTATTGGCAGTCAGCTTTCTTTTTGATTTTGGAGCTGGGCTGTTGAATTACTGCGCCGTCGAAAACGTGAAGTCTGTCCTGCAGATTAGCGACGTTAAATGGGATAGCGAACTCTCCGAGTGCATAACCAGCGCCAGTGCTCTTGTGGATGGGCTTTTGTCTCGTGAAGGCTTAACTGTGCCGTCTTGTGTTCCGCAAATGTTGGCAGACGCCACGAAGTTTTTTGCAGCTTGGGATTTTAGGCGCCGACGAGACCCCGTGGGCGCTGAAGCCTTCTGGAACGAGGCCAACCGATTAATCGGCGTCTACGTCGAGGCTGAAAAGCAACCGTATGTGGGAGTGGCTTAGCCGTGTTCAGCGTTGAGGTTTCCACCCGCGGCTTAGAATTCGAAGAAGTCGCCCAGAAGCTGAGCGGTCCACTAAGGCACAAGCTCATCGAGAAGCTTGCCGACATTGCGTGGGCTAGTGCATTTTGGAACGCTCCCAGAAAAACAGGACAACTGGCAAGCAGCATCAAGAAAGAAGTCGGCCAAGAAGAAGCATCGATTGATGTTTTAGCCCCATACGCCATACATGTGATAAGCGGCACCAAGCCTCACCTGATTAGGCCTGTCAATGCTTCGGTTCTTGCCTTTGAAAACACAAACGGAAAGATGATTTTTTCTAAACTTGTGCAGCATCCAGGTACCAAGGCTAACCCGTTCATGCAACAGGCTACACAGGAAGCGCTAGACAAAGCTGAGGAAACATTCGCCAAGCTCTGGCTGGAGATGCTCACCTAAATGGGCTTCTACGGTTCCTTTAAAGACGTATTTGACGCCGCCAAAGCAGCCATGCAAACAAAGCAAGCCATAAAAGCGGTTCTTTTGGGTGAACAATTCACTTACGAGGCGCTGCCAAAAGCAGTAATTAACGCCTTACCCTCAACAATTTCTCAAGCCGCCTTAGGCGACGTATTAGAGGTCAAGGTTAACTTCAGCGTTATTTTGGTCATCAACGAAAATGAGCCCAAAGACTGGTTCCAAGACATAATCGCCGTTATGGCAGACGTTGTGGACGCAGTTATAACGGACAGAACTTTGGGCGGAAAAGCCGCTGATTGCGTCCCGACAAGTTTTGCTCCGGGCGAAATCAAGTTTGAAAACAAGCTGTTCTATGGCGGAGAAATCCGCTTCCAAGCCCTCGTCTACTATCCAAGTAACTAATGTGAGGAAGAAAACGTGAGTACACCGATAGTTGGCAGAAATGGTGTGGTCAAAAAAGCAGGCACAGCAATCGGCTACGCCAAAGGCGTCTCCGTAAGCATCAGCGTTGAGCTCATCAAAGACTACGCGATGGAGAGCAATAAACCCGCAATTCTTGAAGACGGTAACCAGAGCTACAAGGTGACCGTGGAAAGCATGTACGTGGACAACACCTACGCGTCCCTTGTTTTAGCAGGCGAACCAGTAGACATCGAGTTGGACCCCGCAGGCAATGCAGTGGGGAAACCTAAACTGACCGTGAAAAACGTTGTCTTCACCAACTGGAAGCTTGACCAGAAGCAGACGGGTGTTGTGATGCAGTCGATGGATGGCGAAGGTGACAACCTAGAACCAGCAACCATAGAGGCTTAGTGCATGACCAAGAAATCTGAAGAACACAAAGTTGCCGAGTATAAGCAGAAACTCGAAGAACACGAAACCCAACAGAAGCAAACAATCCAACAAAACGCAAGGCTGTTTGACCCCAAAGCCATCTGCGAAAACGCCCGACAAATCCAAACCCTAAACGACAAAGATTTGGGTGAAATCCGTTACGGTTTGCTGTCCAGCAAGGAATTCAAGGCGCTGGACTTA